AGACATGCAGCCGCTTTTCAGCGAGGCGGACATCGAGGCGCTGGGGCGGAAGAGCGCTAAGGCGCTCGACCGCATCTTTGACCGCATTCGGGTGCGCAACGGGCTGACGGAGGACGCCGTCAACGAGCTCGTGGAAAATTTCAACAGCGGCCAGACAGGCGATTCGCATATCGCTTAGCTCTGGCCGCTGGGCACACGAATGTTGACGAGATGCTAGCGGGGATAAGCAGCCGCCAGTTCAGCGAGTGGATGGCGTATGCCGCAGTGGAGCCGTTCGGCGAGGAACGCAGCGATTATCGTGTGGCTCATGCTCTTGCTGTTATTGTCAATATGTTCCGCGGCAAGGACGACCAGCCGGTGAGCGTGGCGGACTTGCTGCCGCGAGTTGGCATCCTGGCAGGCAGTGCGAAAGCCGATGATGCACCAAAGCCACATCCGAATGTGCAACGTTTTGAGGCGATGATGGCATTATGGGAACAATCGCAAACTTAGCCATCAGAATTACAGGCAACGTCGGCGACCTGAAAGCTGCGCTATCTAGCGCCGAGCGCGCAGTGGCGTCGGCGGGCGACAAGCTGCAAAGTCTCGGCGATAAGATGCAGGGGCTCGGCGCCAAACTGACGGCGGGCGTATCATTGCCGATCCTCGGCGCTGGCGCTGCGGCGATAAAAGCAGCGGCTGACCAGGAACAACTGCAGATCGCATTTACAACAATGCTCGGCAGCGCTGAGCGTGCCAAGAACCTGATGGCGGAAATCAACCAGTTCTCGGCGTTGACGCCATTTCAAAGCGACGAGGTGCAGGAATCCGCCAAAATGCTGCTGGCTTTCGGCACGGAAGCGGAAGATGTGATCGACGTCCTGCGGCGGCTTGGCGATCTCAGCGCAGGAGTCGGCGCACCGCTGAAGGAGTTGACATATCTTTACGGAACGAGTCGCACGCAGGGGCGGCTTTTCGCTGCCGACATCAACCAGTTCACTTCGCGCGGCATCCCGATCATCCAGGCCCTGGCCGACACGATGGGTGTGGCGCAAAGCGAAATTCGGGGAATGGTTGAAGAGGGCAAAGTTGGCTTTCCAGAGCTCGAAAAAGCCATCGCAAAACTGACCGACCAGGGCGGGCAGTTCAGCGGGCTGATGGAGGCGCAGTCGCAAAGCATCAACGGCCTGTTTAGCACGCTGAAAGACAACATCGAGTTGAGCGCCGCCGAAATCGGCAGAGTGCTTATCGAACAATTCGACCTGAAAAGCAAGCTGTCCGGCTTGCTGGAATTTACCGACACGCTCAAAAATTCAATTCTCGACCTCGCCAAAACGAACCCGGAGATGTTCCGGCTCGGCGCAATCATCGCTGGCGCAGCGGCGGCAGCGGGGCCGGCATTGGTCGGGCTTGGCATGGCGGCAAAATTTGTCGGTAGCGCACTGGCAGCACTGGCGCCGCTCATTGCGCTTGTCACTTCGCCGATTGGCTTACTCATCGGCGCCGTTGCGCTGCTTGGCGTGGCCTGGGCTACCAACTTTGGCGGCATCCAGGAGGCAACGGCAAATCTCGTCGCCCAACTGCAACCGAAGATCGACGAGATCAAGGGATGGATGGAGGCGCAGATACCGGCAGCGCTGGCAAAAGCGCAAGCGGTCTGGAGCAACTTCACCGCGACGGCATCAACGGCATGGACGGGCTTTGTGGATGCAGTTGCGCCAAAGGGTGAAGAGATTCGGACTTGGCTAGAGGCTCAGATACCGGCGGCTATCAGCGCTGCGCAAACAGCGTGGAACGATTTTACGACAGCGGCACCGACGGCGTGGAGTAACTTCACGGCGTTGACTGCCACCACCGGAGCGGAAGTTGTCGCATTTTTTGGCGACTTAAGCACCAAAGCAAATGAACTGCAAACGGCAGCCGCTCCAGTCCTCCAGACAATCGGCGAATTTATGGCTCCAGCGTTCGAGCGCCTGGCGACGGCGACCGTCGAACTGCCTGACAAGTTGGCGGCGCTCCAACCGAACATCGAGAAGCTCGGCGGAGCGTTTGGCAATCTGATGAACGCCATTCAGCCGATTCTGGCGGCGCTGGGTGTCGGGCTGGTAGTAGCCGCCAACTTCGGCGTGAATCTGGTGGCAGCGGCATTTGAGAATCTGCCAGGACTCCTTCAGCCGATAATCGACACTGCCATCAACACGATCAATCTGATAGCGGACACCGTTCGTGGCATGGTGGAAGTGATAAAAAATATCGCCAAGGGCGACTGGGCGGGCGCTTGGGAAGCATTCAAGGGTGTAATCGAAGGCTTCAAGACTTATTTCAGCACTACGCTAGAGAATATCAAATCCTTCGGCGCTACCATCTTCGACACGCTAAAAACGGCGGTGCTCGGCACGTTGACCGACCTGGACTCCAGCGCCAAGTCGCAAATGAACAGCCTGAAAAGCTGGTGGGACGGCATTTGGGAAAGCCTGGACGATGCGTTTGAGCCAGTCAAGGCGGGCATTGGGGCGGTCAAGTCGGCGGTTGACGGGCTGAAGAAGGCGATCGAGGATTTCAGCGGGTGGATTAGCGGCATCTCAATTCCCAATCCATTTGCGGGTATCCAAATGCCGTCGCTGCCGTCGCTGCCTGGGTTCCAGCTTGGCACAGCCTACGCACACGGCGGCTGGTCGTGGGTAGGAGAGAATCGGCGGCCTGAACTGCTCTACCTGCCGCGTGGGTCGCAGGTGGTGCCGTGGCAGCAGGCGCAGACGATGGCCGGGCAAGGCGGCATCAACGTCACCATCCAGCAGGCGAATATCCGCAGCGAGCAGGACATCTGGGAATTGGCATACCGAATCCGTGATTTGGCGCGGCGGGAGGGCTGGTAATGACGCACGCACTGTCGCTTTCCTACGGCGCAACGACGGTCAGCCTGACCACGTCCGGCGCAATGCTGTCCAGGTACACGCCGACTACGTCAGCAAACGGCGAGCCGGTGTCGGAGCCAATCGAACTGGTTATTTACGGCTCAACGCCGGATGCCATGCGTGCAAAGCTGCGCGACATTCAGCGAGCGCTCACAGCGGCGGAACGCCGTGCGCAGGCGCTGACTGGCGCAAAAGTTTATCTGAACTTCCAGCCGTCCGGCGACACAACCACATGGCGCAGTGAGATCAGCGGCGGCGTGCTGGTGCTCGACGACAAAGCGCTGACCGTGTTCGGCCAGGCGCAGATCAAGGCGACGCTCATCGTCACCCGCCAGCCATACTGGGAGGGCGCGCGCACGCAGATTCCGCTCAGTAATCCGAACGGCAACAACAACACCAGCGGGCTGACGATCAACAACGGCACAACCAACTACGCCGACATCGCCGCTGCGTCCGTCGTCGGCGACCTGCCAGCGCCGCTGGAGGTCAGGCTGCGCAACACCAGTGGCGCTAACCGTGGCTATTACGGCTTTCATATTTCCAACAACACGTTTGCGCCGAGCGTAACGATCCACGTCGAAGGCGAGGCGAACACGAGCGGCTACGCAGGCACTAACTTGACCGGCGCATCCGGCGGGCAGATTGCCAACGTGACCGGCAGCAATCCGGCGAGCATTGCGTTCAATCTGCCAGCCAACACCGTCAATCAATTCGCCGGGCGCTGGGCAAGAATCCTGGTGCGCTGCGCGAGCGTTTTGTCTGGCGGCAGTGGGCCGCTGTACGGCTGGGCGCAACTTTATGACTACTACGGCCTGGTCACGCTCTACCGCACGCCGATGGCAACGCTGCGGGACGCAACCTACATGCAAGACCTCGGCGCAATCCCTCTGCCGCCAGGCGGCAGCAACGCCAGCGGATGGAGCCAGTTGGTGCTGCGTTTGTGGTTCCGTGGCGCTTCAACTTCGCTCAGCGCTGCCATCGACTACTTCGTGCTTGCTCCCGCCGAACAGCGCTTTTACCGCTATTTCGTGCAGCGCGGGATGCTCGTGCAAAACAACGATTGGCTGGTGGACGACGGCATCGAGGAAGCGCAATACTTGATTGAGGCGGGAGCAAATCATCCGATCTATAACACCGTCACGCCGCCGGTGCACGTTGTACCGAACACGGCGCAACGGCTTTACGTGTGGCAGGAAGGCCAAGGCGTAACGGCGGCGTGGACGATGCAGATTCAAGCGTTCTATCGACCGAGGATTGCGACGCTATGATCCATGCGTATC